GTAAATTTTGTCAAGTTGTTTATGAAGAATGGTTAAGACATGCATTTTTAATTAATAGATTAGATTTACCAAAATATGAAGAAGATTATTTAATTAAAAAAGCTTATTCAAATGCAACATGGAATGGACCAAGTCAAGGTCAAATAGACCCATTGAAAGAGGTTAATGCAGCGATTAAAAGAATTGATAATGGTTTATCTACAAGAAGTAGAGAAACAGCTGAATTAAATGGTGGAGATTTTGAACAAAATGTCAGAATTTTGGCTAAAGAACAAAAAATATTAATTGAAAAGGAGGTGAATATATTAAATGAAGAAAAAGAAAATGTTTTGGAATTTGATACAGAATAAAGAAGATAAAAGTGCAGATCTTTTTATATATGGTGAAATAGGAAAAAGTGGATGGCTTTCAGAGGGTATAACATCAAATGAATTTAATAGACAATTATCTAGCCTAGAAAATATTGATATTATAAATGTACATATAAACTCAGGTGGAGGAAGTGTTGTACATGCTGTAGCAATTGCTAATTTATTGAAACAATCTAAATCAAAAACTGTAGCTTATATAGATGGAATTGCAGCAAGTGCTGCAACTATAATAACTAGTTCATGTGATGTTGTTAGAATGCCTAAAAATGCTCTTTTTATGATACATAATCCTAGTACTGTAGCAATTGGTGAGAGTAAAGATATGGAAAAAGCTAGAGAAGTATTAGAAAAAATGAAAGATAATATAATTGAAACATATTTATCTAAAACTAAATTATCTAAAGAAAAATTATCAGATTTAATGGATAAAGAAACTTGGTTAAATGCAGAGGAAGCAAAAGAATATGGATTTATAGATGAAATAGTTAATGATGAAGTAGATTTAGAAATAAAGGATAGTTATATTATTTCAAATACTTTAGCTTTTAATAACTTGAAAAAAATTAAAAATAATAATGTAAAAGAATTAAAAAACGAGGAGGGAATAATAATGAATAAAGAAGAATTATTAGAAAAATATCCTGATATTTATAATGAAATATTAAATGAAGGTGTAGAAAAAGGTGTAATTCAAGAAAGAAATAGAATAAAAGAAATAGATGATTTAGGTATCACAGATGAAATAGTAACAAATGCAAAGTTTGTAGATATAAAAAATGCTAAAGATGTTTCATTTGAAATATTAAAAAATAAAAAAATGTTATCTTCTGATACATTAAGCAATATAACTTCAGAAGGGAAGCCTATAATTTTTGATAAAGAAAAATCAGAAAATATAGACATAGATGAAGTAAAAGCTAATTTAATTTTAAATCAATTAAAAGGAGTGAAAAAGTAATGAAAATGGATTATAAAGTAGAAAATAAGCAATTATTAACAGGATTTAAAGATCCCGTAATAATGTTTTTAGAATTATCAACAGGAACATTAAAAATGGGAGATATTATAGATGATCAAAGCAAGATTATAACAGAAGATACAGAAGTATATGGAATAGTTGCAGAAGATATTGACGCTTCAAAAGGTAAAGTAAAAATTCCTATATATGTTGAAGGAGAATTTATAATAGATTATTGTAATTATGGAAATGTTTCAAAAGAAGAAATAATAAAAAAATGTAAAAAACAAAATATATATTTAAGAAAATTAGGAGGTAAATAATGTTAGGAATAACTTTAAAAGCTTTATTTTTAGTAATAAATCAAATGGAAAAACCCAAAACATTTTTATATGATACATTTTTTGGAGATAGAGAAACAACAGATAAGCAAAAAATAATTGTAGAATATTCAAATGGAAGAAGATTAATGGCTCCAATTGTAAGTAGATTTGTTCCAGGTCAAGAAATGCCTAAAGAAACATTTAGTGGTAAATTTTATGAACCTCATAAAATAGCACCATTAAGAACATTTACTGCTGATGAATTTGCTTTTGAAAGAATTGCAGGACAAAATCCTTTCTCAAATTCTGATCCAGAAACAAAAAAAGCTAAATTAATTGCACAAACACTTGAAGAACAACAGACACAAATTTCAAGAAGATTAGAAAATATGGCTGCCTCAGTATTGTATAATTTAGAAATAAATGTAGAAGGAGATAGTATTATAGATAAAGTTCAATATTACGACATTTCAAATACAGAACATCATGTAACAATAGCTACTAAATGGGATCAAGCAAATGCTAATCCTTTAGAAGATATAAAAACTGCATTAAGAAACATATCAGAAAATGGTGGAAGTAGACCCAATATTATAGTATTAGATCCTGTTGCATCAGATTTATTACAAAAAAATAGTAAATTTATGGAACAATTAAATACTAGAAGATATGATATAGCAACAATTAAACCAGAATATGTATCTATTGATGGAGTAATATACTTAGGTTCAATACCTTCTTTAGGTGTAGATTTAATAGAATATCAAGAATATTATGATTATGTAGATAATGATGGTTTAACAAAAACAAAATCAATTATACCAGAAGGAACAGTACTATTAGCACCAATTAACAACAAGGTTAAATTTGCAGCTGAAAGTTCAATAAAAGATGGACTATTAGAAGGGGAATTTATACCAAGAATAACAGAAGATGAATTAAATGATAAAATAACTTTAAGAACAATCTCAAAACCTATATTGATACCTAGAAATACAAAATCAATTAAAGTGTTAAAAGTTAAATAGGAGAGGATAATGTATGAATTATAAAGTAAATTTACCATTAATATATGGAGGTAAATTATATAATATTGGAGATAATATCTCTATATTAGAACCAACTACATTAGAAGCTTGTTTAAAAGATAATCTAATATCTAAAATAGTTGAAGAAGAAAGTCAAATTATTGAAACAGATGTTAATATATATGAAGAAAATAATCAAATAACTGAAAAAGAAGTAGTTTCAAAGTCAGTAAAATCTAATAAAAAGGTAAGTAAAAATGAATTTTAAAAAAGCTATTGCTAAAGACATATTTTTAACATTTTTAAATTTAAATGAATTTGCAACAGAGCATAAGCTAAATGGCAGGATAGTTAAATGTGTTGTTGATGAGGATAAATTTGAAAATAAAATAAAAACTGGTACTATTCTTACTCAAATAGAAGGAGTAATAAGACAAGGGGTAACTATATTTATTGGACAAGAAGAGTTATATGCAATTCCTCGTGTTGGAGAACATTTTAAACTTGATGATTTAGATTATGAAGTTTTAAAATCTAAGATAGACAGTGGAATTTATGAAATAGATTTAGTTATTTGGGAAGAAATATGATAAAGTTAGAATATGATGTAGGAACAACTGTTAAAGAGTTTGACAAAGCACCTAAAGAACTTAAAAAGGCAATATCTTTTGCAATAAATAGGACTTTAGCTATGGTTAAAACTAGACAATTAAAAAGTGTAACCGAAGAATATAGTGTTAAAAGGAAAGATTTATTCAAAAATTTAAAGGTAAGAAAATCAACGACTACAACATTAAATGGATTAATAAATGTTGTAGGTTCACCTTTGGGGCTTGACCATTTTAAGTTAGTACCTAGAGTTAGAAGAAATAAAATTGTAAGGGTTGCGGTTAAAAGAAGATCTACCAAAGTCTTACCTAATTCATTTATAGCATACCACAATGGTTTTTTAGGTGCATTTAGTAGGGTAGGTAAATCAAGTTTACCGATTAAAAGATTAAAAGGTCCTTCTGTACCACAAATGTTTGGAGGAAGTTCAATTATTGAAAAATTGCAAGGATTTGCAGAAAATAAATTAAAGGAAAGATTAGAACATGAGATTAGGAGAATAATTAAATGATAGTAAATACAGAAAGACATTTGTACGATTTTCTTAAAAGAATTTTAACTAAAGAAAAATTAAAATCTTTTTGTGATGGTATAATTGATTATGATATAAATATATATCGTGGCTTTTTACCAACTAATGATTTTGCTGATAGAGAAAATGGAAATAAGACTAATAATTATTTTCCATTTGTTTTGTTAAGAATTGTTAATTTTTCACAAGAAACAATAGGTATTAATAGTTATGAAGCACCTGTTGATATTGAAATTTGGATAGGTACAAAAGAAGAAAAAGAAGAAGATTATATAAAAAATTTAGCATTAGGGGACTACATTAGACAACAATTACTAAGTGAAGTACATAAAAAAGGAGCTTTTGCAGTAGATGTTACTAAAAATTTTTCAGTTAATTTTTTTAGTGATAAGCAAGAGCCTTTTTTTTATTCAAAGATAGATTTTGTTGTTTATGGAGAACCTGTAGAGCCTATTAGTAACTGGGAGGAAAATAAATGGATATAAAAAAGCAATATGTTTATTTAGGTAAAAATATAGATTTGTTAGGAATGAGATTTAATGAAGGTACGGTATATTACGGAGAAAAGATAGAAGAAGTTTTAGAAAAATACCCGATATTATCTAAACTTTTAATAGAGGTAGAAAATGTTTCTAAATTAAAAATAAATAAAGTTGTATTAGATAATATAACAGAAGAATTAAAAGAAATATTAGAAAAGGAGGTTAATTAATGTCATATAAACATGGAACATATCAAAGTGAAACAAAATCAGATATAACTTTACCTGTGGAAATGGCGTACGGATATTTTATAGTAGGTAATGCCCCTATGAATAAAGTTAAAGAAAAAAATAGAACTGTTAATAAGGTTTTAAGAATAGGAAGTTATAAAGAGGCTATAGAGATGTTTGGAGATACTAATGATTTAGATTTTAGTATTTCACAAGCAATAAAAATATTTTTTGAATTATATTCAGTATCACCATTATATGTA